ACGCTTGCGGCTCGGCAAGCCGATCCGCTTGCATGGCGATGTCGTGATCAGCTTTCGCGGCAAGGGCTTGGCGCGGTTCCGAGTCCAGCACACCAAGGATTTTCACGGCAAGCCCTATGAGTTCGGCTGGTGTGACGTGTCGGCAATGTGCAACGGGCTCGTTCCGCGCGAGGCGACCGTCGATCTGACGACGTGCCGCGTGAACGGAATGCTGGCCGAGCGGATCATCGGCGATCACGACGCCCATTATCGCCACTTCAGCGCCGCATGGTTGCGGGTGATCCCGTTTGATGACGACGCCAAGACCCGCAAGGAATGCGAGCGTTACGTGCTTGGCGTGAGGGCCGCATGATGCCAGTCGTTCAAATCACCGGCCAAGGCGTCAAGTACTCGAAGAACAATTACTTGCTCAGTGAGTTTGATGACAATGAGCTATACGAAGTTCCGCCGCACGTTGCGCGCGGAATGGTGGAGCGTGGCTGGGCGAAGTTGTCGTCTCAGGTCCCCCCAGCCACAACGACAACCCAGCCGCGCCAACCATCAGAAGCAGAGCCGGCAAAGGACGACAAGCCGAAACGTGGAGGCAAGTCATGATTCATTCCTGGTGCTTTGGCTGTGGAGGCCCTTGCCCTTGCCAGCTCAATTACTTCCCGAGCCCGTGCGTCTGTACAACCAGCGAGCCGGCCGGCGAAACGGAAGAGACCGACACGGCGAGCGTTCAGGTTGCCAAGGCGACGACGGCGCGGGCCAGCGCAAAGGCTGACAAATGAACGGCAACGGGCCACTCTCGGCCGGCCGGGCCATCGGCGGCCTGGCAGTCGGACGGGCCGTTCAACCGCTCATGAGTTCATGGGCCGGCGGCTCGGCCTTTCCGCTGACCTCTGGCGTTTGCGGACCTGTGCCGCAATGCTGCTGCGTCGGGCCGTGGAACATCAAGCCCGGAGAGACCCAGCCGCTCGCCCTGCAATGGCAAAGGTGGATCGATAGCGTGCCCGGGTATGTGCTGCACAAGGTGCTCGACGCCTCGCTGTATGACATGACGGTCAATCCGCCAGTTCCGGCCGATCCGGAAATCATCAAGGTCATCTCGACCGACTACGACAACGAAGGCGACGATATCGACAATGCCGATGTCGGCGACATGATCGAGCTGTTGCCGCCCTATGTGACGCATACCCGTGTCGAGGTGGGCCTCGAGGCCCGCATCGGCAGTCAGTTTCGCTTGAATCTCGCGGTGGCGGCCCGCGACTGTGACGGGCGGCGGATCGTCATGCGCGATTGCGTTGTGATCGTGGTATCGGAATGCTGAGCTATGAGCAGCAGGTTGAATCCGCTTACGCGATCTGCAAATGGCAGGCCGCGACCGATGGCGCGTTCCCGGACGATCTGACCAAACATTGGTTCGAAGCCGCGTGGCAGAAATGCGCGGAAATGGTCGGGCTCATCTTTCCGCCGCTCGAGGTCAAGGAGCCGATTCGGCTCGACCGTTGGGGGCGGTTTTGGCTGACGCATCGGCCCTCAAGCGAAGTGAAAATCTTTGCCGGCTATACCCTGATCGCGATCCTGCCGCCCAGCCTGCAACGCTCGCATTGTGATCCGTCGCTCTGCTGTCATTGCAATCTGATGGCCCATTACTTGGTCGGCTCGACCGATCCGTGCCATGTGATCACGCCGAGCTTTGTCCAGGCCGTCGCCCGGCTGTTTACATACTTGGTCGAGAACCGTGGTGACGTGCCGATGGACGACGACGTGCTCAGCAAATGCGGGGCAATGACGTTCCTCGCCGATCAAGCGACATTTGTGGTGTGACCATGGTCGGACGCTCGCAATCAGCCCGAGACCAGGGCTTCATCGTTCCGCGCGGCGGGCCGCCCTACATCGGCGAGCTGCGGGAGCCCGTATGGGTCTGCACGACGGTCGAGAAACCGGATCAGAACGTCTCGACGCTGAAGACCCGCCCTGGCGTGATCAATGTCCACGCGCGCATCCGGCCGATGCATGAACAGGAAATTCTCGATTACTTGCCGATCTTCAACGAGGGCGAGAAGCCGAACACCGAGATCATCATACGGTGGCCGCCAGACGTGAAGGTGGATGCCCGCCACTGGGTCTATCACGAGTCAACGGATCACATGGTCCGGACATGGTACAGGGTGCGCAAGGTCCGGGACATGGGCGGGCTCGGGCGGTTCCTGCTGATGCTGTGCTCGATCGACCAGATTTTCGACGCGAGAAGCGACCCGGCAACGCAACAGCTCCCGCCGCGATGGGAAGACCCGGACAGACTGAAGGTGCGCGAGGAAATCTGAAAGGCGATCAAATGGCTGGCGTCTCGGTTTCGGTCAATGTTCAGTTGCCGGCCCTTTCGGCCGAGATTGATGAAGAGGTCATTACCGGCTGGATCGAAGACCGGTTGAACGACGGGCGGACGACTTTCATCCAGCACATGACCGAGGGCGGCTCTGGCATCGACTATGGCGGGCATATCGCCTCGGCCCCTGGCGAGTATCCCCAGACATGGGGCGGCGCGCTGTCTGGCTCGGTGATGCCGGAGATGCACGGGACACGCTCGGGCAGTTTGATCAGTGACTTGATCTATGCGGGCTACCTGACCACGGGGACCAAGAAGATGGCGCCTCGCCAAATGTTTGCCGAGGCCGTGCAAGAGGTGATTGACGCTCGACCTGAAACCGACGCTTTGAGAGGTGCGGTCAAGATTGTCACAGATGCGTGAACCATATGACTGCCTGTACAACACCGTCGTTCGAAGGTTGCGATCGGCGCGGACGATGTTCGGCCAGAACGTCAAGCTTGTGCTCTGGCAAATTTCGGAAGAGCAATGGTCACTGCTGACGCTGCCTTACCTGCTGGTCATTCCCACCGTGACGCGCGTCCGCCCCTTGCGGCCGGCCGATTCCGCCGTGGATTCCATCATCAACCCGCACTCGATGACGCTGGTCGCCCAGCTCGACGCCAAGGGTTCGGAAGCGGCTTGGCGCGCGGCTTGTGAGATCGAAAAGGCCGAGCGGCAATTGATCGGAACGCTGGTCAATTGGCGGCCGAATTTCATGTACAAGCCCACGGCCTACGGCGGCATGAGGATCGAGGGGACGCGACAGCCCGCCGTGCGCGTGTCGTTCGTTTACACCTTCTTTGAGGAGCTGTTCCTGTCCGATGAATCGGACGAGTGGCAGGATCAATTTTCCGGTCAGCCGGCGACGGAAGCCCAGCTCCAGATCATCCTGGCGCGGCGGCGCGAGTGTGTCACGACAGGCCCGGACCCTTGCCCGGACTATACGCCTTGCTGGCCCGATCCCATGTGGACGGCGAACGGAGGAAACCATGTCGATCACCATGACAGTGAAAGCGATTAACGGCGCGATCGTGTACGATATCGACGGTCGGCGCATCCCGGAAGACCAGTTCGTGAGCGTGCCGATCTCGCCCGGAGTGGTCCTCGCTGTGATGGCCAAGGACCTCGAAGAGGCCGAGGAAAAGGATTTGCCGGCGCGCGTGCTGGAAGACCTGGCTCGACACGAGCGGGCCAAGCAGAAGGCGCCGCCGCTCAAGGCCCGCAAACATACCCATCATGACTCAGCATTCCGCGCGGAATAGTTGGCGTAGCATTCAGCTCTCAACATTTGCGGAGTTGGCGCGATGGCCCAGAACGGGATTTCGTTGGCGGCTGCTCGTGGGAATCTTTTGACGTTTTGTATCTCGGGTTACCTGCCGCTCGCTGAACTCTGCCGTCCATTGTACATCGTGCCGATGGCCTCGGGCCTGACCGGAGATGGTGTGGCCCAGGTTGGCCAATGGTACCGGCTTTATTCGGTGAACGATGCGCGAGCGCTGTTCGGCGGCGGCTCGGTGGCCGTGCAGATGGCCAATCAGCATTTCTGTACCTGCCCGGAATTGCCCTTGTTCATCGCGCCCTTGCCGGAGCCGACAAGCGGCGTTGCCGCCGTCCACACCCTGACAATTTCCGGCCCGGCAACAGGTTCGGGAGTCCTCTCCCTTGCCGTGCTCGACCAGCCCTTTGCGATCGGCGTCATCGTGGGCTCGACCGCCGCGTCGATTGCGACCGCGCTTGCGGCTGCCTTCAACGCCAATGCCGATTTCCCGTTCACGGCGGCGGTCGGGACGACGGCGCCGGACGACGCCGTGATCACGTTGACGGCGAAGACGAAAGGCCCGGCCGGCAATTGGCTGGTGCCCGTGTTCAATCCGAATTTCGGCGACCGGCTGCCCGATGGTGTGACCGTGACGCAGGCCCAGACCACCCAAGGCGTCGGCGTGATCGACCCGTCCGCCGTGGTGCCCGTGATGGCCTGCGCTTGGGACTGCATCGCGCTCGGGACTGAAGACGATGTAGTGGTCGAAACCTTCCTCCAGCTCGTTCGCCAGAACTGGGCTTGCGGCGTTCAAGGCGATTTCCGGGACGGCCATCTGTTCCATTCGAAGACCAACAGCGCCGGTCAGATTGCCGCCTATGGCATGACGCGGAACAACCCGGAAGAGTGCATCATCCCCGTTCGCACGGGCTACAAGTATCCGGGTTACCTGCTCGCGGCGGCGGCTGCCTCGCGCGTTTGTTGCGGGGCCTGTACGGACCCGGCAAGGCCTGTGCAATACGACAATGGGATTCTTGGCTGCCTGTTCGACTCCATGATGTGCGCCTCTCTGTGGGCGCCCGAGGAAAAGCGCGCGTTCTATGACTCGGGAATCCTCAACTGGGATGTGCTCAACTCGCGCGGAGTCCGGCAGACGAGCCTGACCATCGAAGAGCCGTTGACCTCCTACAAGTATGATCCGAATACCGGGGCGCCGGACGGCGCTTGGCAGCGGGTCGAAAGCCGCTACACGACTGCCTATTTTGTGCGGGCGCTCGGCAACTGGTACCGCCGCAACTATTCGAGCGTTGCCCTTGTGAACGACGGGACGCCAATTCCGCAGGGACGGCGCGCGATCAGCCCGCGCCAATTGCAGGCTTCCATCCTGGCATGGCTCCGGACGACGCAGCTCGGCATTACAATGGATGCCGATCCCGGGCAGATCGAAAAGATGGTGCAGGTGCAGCGGACAAACACGCCCGACAATTGCGATCCCAACCGAGTCAATGTGTTGATTGACCTCGATTTGGTGAATCAGTTGGCGCGGATTGCGACTTCCATTGACGTATCGCCAGAGTTCGCCTGCATCCCGCCAACGCTGACGACGGTTTAATGAGGAAATTCAAATGGCTATATGCATTAAATGCAAGGGCGCGTTAAATTTCTTAATCCAGGGTCGTGCTATCAAGCTCCAAAGCGATGGCGATGTGACCGTGCTCGCATCGAAATGGAATCGCACGGCAACCTATGACGGTGAGTTCACGCAGGAGGCCCGCAACCCGACCATTACGGCTTCGCTTGTAGTCCCGTCTGATGTATATGTGCGGGCCGTTCAAGAGCTGTGCAACGTGCCGATTGTGCTCGAGCTGTGCGATGGCCGGACCTTTTCCAGCGATAGCGCGTCGAATGTCTCTCAGGACGCCTATGACACCAAGACGAATTTGCAGCCCGTTGAATTGATCATGGACGAGATTACCGAGCTGTTGCCTGTTGCCGGTGGCGCGGCCGGGCTGTCGGCAGCAATCGGGCTGAGTTAGACCGTTTAACATTGTGAGGTATGCCATGCCGCTGGAATATGGGCGGCTCGACCTTGCGCGCGAAATCGACACGATCGACGGTGGCAAGAGTACAGAGATCGTGTTCTTTCGGCCGAATGCCCGAGCCATGATCGACGCCTTCAACGATCCAAGGCAATCCGGCAAGACAAACAAGATCGTCGGTGCGTGTTGCAAGGCCGTGAACGGCGGGACTGACTTCGTAGGTTTCAAGGTCGGTCAGTTGGAAGGCGCCGACGCCGCCGAGCTGATGGCCATGATCGCCTCCATCACGGATCAGGCCGACGATATCGCTGTTGGGTCTGGTGACGGAATTACCGAGCCGTTGGTCTATGACCTGCGCTATCCGATAGAGCTGGCCCGGGCGGACGGCGAAGAGTCCGAAACGATCCGGCAGGTTCAATTCGTGGCCCGCAAGCTTGGTGACATATCCGAATTCTTGGACTCCTCTGGCGGCACGCAGGAATTCTTCGCCTTCATGCGGGCCTTCGCGACGTTTGTCGGGACTCGCCTGCCCATGTCGGAGTCGATCGTCGGGGCCATGGATTTTCTCGACTATCTCGTGATCAAGAACAAAATCATGGGAAAGCTTACGAGCGCGCAAGGCAGATGGAAAAGAACATCGACCTCATAGCGCTGCGCTTCCATTGGCCGCCCGGTTCATTGGGCTGTCTGACGATCGAGCGGGCGGCGCGACTGTTTGCGACCGTCGATGAAGAGATAACGCGCGAGAATTCGGACTCACAAGATGGCTGATCGGGATGTCGATGTCAGTCTGAATGTGCAGGTGCAGGGCGAGAAGGATGTCAACTCGCTGTCGGCATCCTTGAACAAGCTCGGCGCGGCTGCGAAGGGCTCGACAAAGACCACGGGCGCTTCCCTGAACAAGATGGCCGATGCCGTCAAGGGCGCTACGGCGAAGGCCCCAGACAGAGAGAAGGCCACCGCAAAGGAAGCCGTCCGGCAATTATACGCCTATCACAAGGGCGAGCAGATCGGCACCGCGATCAAGACGGTGATATCGAAGGTTGCGGGCGCGTTCACCAAGTCGGCCACGGGAGCGGCCGGACTGTTCGCGAGGAAACAGCAGGCCCAGACACGGAAGAAAGTGGACAAGGGGGCAGACCAGCTCGACAGCATCCAGAAATCGGTCAAGAGCCTGTCGATTGCCGGCACGATTGCATCCTCCATCTACATCCTCACAAGCGCATTGAAGGCCCTCGGCTTCATCGGCCGGCTGATCACGGCCCCGTTCCGTGCGTTGTATTCGGTGCTGGAGACCACCTTCAACTACGCGAAGAACGTCGCGGAGAACAATCTCAAATATGCGGCGCAGGCCGAACGGTCGCAAATGACGCTCGACCAAGTGCAGACGGATTCCATCGCCGGCACGCTGCTGCTCGGTAAGGCTTACGATTCGCTGAATGAGAACGCGCAAGAGACGTTCAAGAAGATGAATCTGTCTACCAAGCAGTACACCGCCAAGACCGGGCAGAAGGCGACCATCCTCGACCTCGTTCAATATCTGAGTGAGCGCTACGGCAAGATGCGGGATTCTCTCGATGCCGCGAAGACCGAGAAGGAAAAGAAACGCATTCGCGCACGTATGGAAAGATTCCGCGACAAGCTGACAGAGATACCATCGGAGATCGCGAACGTGGTCCTGAGCTGGACTCCCGTGTTCACCGGGAGCCTGATCCGGGCGGTCAACCGCATTCAAGGCGAGTTCGAGAAGGTCAGGCCACAGCGGAGTCAGAAGCAAAGGCTCGAAGCGTCCATGCAGATGACCGGCGAGATCGGACTGATACAGACGATCTTTAGCGGCATCAAGGATACGATCGGGCAATTCTCGATGGGTCCGATCAACGCCACGCTGATCATGTTCCGAAAGAAGATGGAAAAGCTCGGGCCGGCGCTCGGCGAGCTGGGCGGCGCGTTGTCGGAAAAGACATGGCTTGTGATCGCGAACATACTCACAAAAATCAGTGTCAAGGAATGGGTCGATAAGATCAAGAAGTGGGCCGAAGACGTGAAAGCCTCCGATCCCGGTAAACTCGGAGAGGGAATCGGCGCGAGCCTGGACAAGCTTTCACAAGCGTTCCTGAAGCTTTTGGACAAACTTGCTCAGTTTGCGCCCATGGTTGCCCGGGCTGTGACGGCGGTTGACAAGGTTCTGAAGGCGTTTGGCGTCAAGACACCCGAGGAGGTGGAAGCGGAGGAAAAGGCCGAAAGACTTGCCGGCATGAGGAAGCGAGCCGAAGAACGAACACGAAAGGCCCATGAAGATGAAGCTCGACGGGCTGCCGAGGCGCGCAAACTCGGCCATGAAACGCTTGCGGAAGGGACGAAAGAGTTTCCGCCAGCGGCACAGATGTATGAGATACTACAAAGAGGCGCCGATGCGATCAAAACGAGCGGCGCCGACACCGGCAAGAAGGTCGAGGGCGGATTCAAGAACGGGTCCGATGAAGCCAAGGCGGCAATCATTGCCGGCTTTGCGGCGGGGGCCACGCAAGCCGGTGGCACGCTCCAGTCGATGATCTCGAATGCCCATGTGAACGTGACGGTCACGCCGCGTGGCGGCGGTGTTCCGACACCA